TTTCCCCCGACCTGTTGTAGCCTGACCCCCTGAAATGGTTTTAGTATCTTTTCGATGACCTCCAGGCAGGTGTCTATGTCATCAGCCCCGTCTTTCTGCTTTATGAATCGTGCATCGTCAATGAGCAGGTTAAGCAAGCATAGCTCGTCACTCGGCTGAGTGGTTTCGTAGGTGTTTAGCTTTACCTCGAAATCAAGCGGTATGCCAATTTCGTTTAGGGCCGCTTTAATTGCACTCATAGGTGACCGCTGGCCGACAAAGTCGGAGAACTCTGTTTCAGATAAGTCCTTTAGCGCATCGGTGGCGGACAGGTCTATCCTTCCAAATTTCTCAAATACATCCCTGCTTAGGTTCGCAGGCTGCACGTATCCCCGCCAGATTAACTGATCCGCACCTCCAGCCCCTGATGCTATCTGGTAATAATCCAGCCTCCAGTCCCTGTATTCGCTATCAAAGATAACGTTAAATATCTCCGGGCTGGCCGTTCTGATACCAAAAGATAACTCACTCCCTACAACGATCTTTGTCGCCTCCTTAGATGCGGATTCTGAATTGATCTCTACCTGGTGTCCCTCTCCTACCTCGACGTGGCCCGCCGTGCCGTTCTTCTGCAATAGCTCTACACGGTACTCGCGCACATCTCCGTCGGGTGTGTTTTTAGAAAAGTGCTTATATTCAAATTTCTTTACGTACATCAGTAGTTAGTTGCGTTTCTCCTGCTGGCTTCATTCATTGAAAATAACAAGTCCTGGCCCCTTACCACGGCGGTAAGCTGTCCGCCACCCGGCGACAATTTACCCGGAGGGGTGACGGTCTCACCTGAACTCAGTAATGCTGGGTAAGTGTCGTTAGGATATCCCGGAGGGATAACGCCCCCGGAAGCCATCTTTGGTACATTTGACGAAAACATGGCCTTTAGCGCACCCACCCCGACGGCGGCTGTGGCAAGTCCCAGTAATCCTTTTTGTGCTTCCCCGGCAATCATCCCCGCGATGGCTTTTGCCAGTAGGCCGTTGATGATCTGCGAAATTGAGCTTAGCATGGAGTTGGCAAGACTTTTAAAGCTCGTTTCAGCCCCTGTTACCATTGCGCCGATCTCATTGGCTACGCCTGCCATTGCGCCTCCGGCAACTTCGCGCAGACGAGACCACGTCTCATCCATCATATCTGCCGATTCCTGTGTGGATTCGCGGATTCTGTTTTCCCAGTATTCGCGCACCATCGCCTTCTGTTCTTCGTTACCCGAAAACATTTCAAGCTCGCGTTGCATCTGCTCACGCATAACGTCCTCCTGTGAAAGGGAATTTTGTCTTATGCGCTCCAGTACGGCATCCTTTTGTGCTTTTTCTTTGTCCGCCCCTTCCTGGATGATGTCATCAATCTGCCCCTGATAATACTGGGTGATCTTCGCCCTTTCCGATTCACTCCACTCGTGCGCGGCTAATTTTTCATCCATCGTCTGGCGGATAATTTCAACCTCCGTCATGCCCGCCTGCTGTATCTCAGACAAAAGGTCTTCCCGCGCCTGCCTTTCCTCTTCGGCAGCCTGTTTTCTAACGTCCGCGATTTGCTGTTCGTAATACTCTGTTATCTCGGCGCGCTCGGCCTCGGTGTAGTTGTGCGCCGCCAGTTGTTCGCTTAGTGCCTGCTGTAGCCCGTAAACAGCTCTTTCTTCTTCCTCCATCCGGGCCTTCTTGATCTCTTCAAATATTTCGTTACGCGCCTTTCGTTCCGCCTCCAGTCGGTTGTTGATGGTCGTCTGCCTGCGTAGGAGTGTGCGCGCCATGTCTTCTTCTTGCTTGCGTAGGTTGATGAGTTGAACCTGTAGATCGTTTCGCTTTTCTATATCGGCCTCCTCATCGTGGCCAAGTGCCATGCGCTCCTCCTGGATAGCAAGCTCTTCTTCTAACAACCTGCGTTGTGTGGTGTACTTTTCGTTAACAAGCTCCATTGCCTTATTCATGGCATGAACTTGCGTTGTGGCTGTCTCTGAGTCGTCATTGGCCATCCTTCGTGCCTCGGCAAGCTCTCCTTCTATCTCTGCAATATCTACTTTTGCTTCAAGCTGATCCCACCATAATTGGTTTTCCCTTTCCTGTAGGCGCATCGTCTCAGATGCCCTGTCACTGGCCTGCCTTCCAAGTTCACCCATCTTGCCGATCAGGTCGTCCACTCCAGTGATAGCCTGATGAGAAGCCTTGCCAAAATCTGCCATACCCTGTCCCATCTCCGTAAAAGCCTGCTTCGCCTGCTCCCGCTTGCTTTTATCAAATATACCCGCAATGGCTAATCCAACACCCTCAGCTCCTTTACTGATAACCTTCCAGCCGCTTACAACCATGTCTACCAACCCCTGAAAGCGGTTAATGAAGTTGTTTTTAATAACTTCCCACAAGTCCATAACAGCCTGCTGCGGGTCGGTGAACGCCCTGACAATCCATCGGCCAAGATCAATAAAGAGGTCTTTAACGGTGTCTGCTACGCCCCCTACGTATGCCATGATCTTTGCAAACTGCTGCTGGCCCTCCACTGAGTTTTTAAAATAAGAAGTCAGTGCAGCAACGGCAGTACTTAGCGCGGCAAGGGCGATACCTATCGGCCCCATAGCGGCCTGTAAGGCGCGCGCTGCAAGGCTGGCCTTCTTCATGCCTGAAACAGCCATCCCCGCTGCCGGGTGTACCGCTTGCAGTCCATCAGTCATAGGGCTAACACCCGCCGAGGCATCCTGCCCCATTGTTTTGGCGTTCTTACTGATATTGCTCGCGCCCTTCTTCATGGAGCTGTCGGCAGACTTCACGCTACTCTGGGCCTGCTTTAAGGAGCTTTGCAGGGGCTTTGTCTCCCCCGTGATTATGTATGATAGCCTTCCTAAGTTCATAACATTTTAAAAAAAGAGGCCAAGCCTTAACGGGCCGGCCTCGTGTAACGTTTGTCCAGAACTTTCCACTCATCCTCTGTCGGGAAATGAACCTCTTTGGGCTGCTCCCATGACAGGCGGTATAATCTGCGTGAGTCCCTGTATTGTGCCGATTCCTTAAGTCCCTTGTTTCTTAGTACCGTTCCGATATGTCTTTGCAGGTTCATAAATTCTTTTAAATAAGCAAAGTGGTACTCTGAATGATCCCTTAAGGCACAATCCAGCTCAAACGGGGTCAGGTCGTCAAATTCAGAAACGCTTAACCCCAGACGCGACAAGGCAATCGCGTAAACCTCAGACAATGTCAGCTCTTCTTCTGTGTTTTCTTCTGTGTCGCCGCCTTCTGATCGACGGCTTGGGAAAAAGCCGCAATGCCTCCGATGATGTCCGCAAAGGATTCATCTAAAAGCATCTCCATGTCTTCAATTTTTAGGTCAAAAACCTGTTCCGCTTGCCGGCAACCCGTTTCAATAGCATAGAACATAAGCATCTCAAGTGCTTCGTAATCTAAGTTATCGTCCGACATCTCGAACTCACGGCCCAGCTCTGCTTTGACCTTTTTCAAAGCCCTATACCCTATGCGATAAGGATAGTTCTTGCCTCTGAATTTAATTGAGTTTGTCATACACGCGTCAATTTACCTGAACCCTGAATGGTTCCGTTATACGTCTGCTTATCACCCTGAGTACCGTCCACGTCCATGTCGGTCAGAATCCCCGCGCCCTCAAAAAATGATCCTGTGGGGCCGTCCGGGTCTCCCAGACCTACGGTCACGGGATAGTCTGATGCGGCAGATGCCCAGTGATCAAATAGGGTGTTAAAGGTTCCTGACCCGGCCATCGGCACGCCCGTGCCCACGCCGTAATCCCTTGTAACCATCGACCCAAAGGTGATAGACCAGCCTTTGTTGTCTGCCAGGTATTTTTCCCAGCCCTCATCCTCAAAGGCGTTGATCTCTATGGTTCCTTTTGTAAGTGAAAGCCCGAAGTCAGTGCATCGGGCAACGACCATGCCGTTGACCTTAACCACAAACTCCTTAGCTAACCTTACGATTGCGTTTGCTGCCATAATTAATTGTTTATAAAGATTAGTTTAAATCTTAAGTTAAAAAAATGAGAACCTATGTCGTCCTCTCTCATTATGTTACCTATGGTGTACTCAATATCGAACACGTCGTTATTGTAGTCGTGAAGCTCGGTAATTACTGATCCGGCCATTTGGTTCAGGCTCGACAGATCCGGTATGTTCTGTGTTCCGAGGTCTTTGGCGTAGATGTTGACATTTACCTCAACCTCTTGGATTGAATCTGCCGGGACGCCCAGCGTGTTGATAACACCAAAATACTGCTTATCAATGCCATTGGGGAACGAGTACTTATACCACCTGTCAAAGCCCGGCTTTGGCTCTACTGGCAGGAGCGCATAAAAAGCGTCAATAACATCCTGTGGTGTTTTCATACCTTTAAGGACTTTTGTATTAACTTCTTAAAATCGTTCCTGGCGGCATTTGTGGCGTTAGACAGTACATCATACCCCTTTGCCTCTACCGCTGCTGCGTAAGGCATCCCTGCGACCATCACAGAACAAAAAGAACCCTCAATTAAATCCCTCGCATAGCTTTCTCCTTCTCCAATAAAGTCAGACTGGCTGCTAACGGGGGTAAGGACGGTATATCCAAGTGAGTTTCTTAAGTTCGCAGTCCTGTCCATGTAGGTGTTGTTCTGGCGGGCCTTTGTAATACCTCCTTCGGCCACATATAAATGTGTCTGATGAACTCGGTTATTAACCCACTTAATGAACGAATCTACATTATCTAAAGCCATATCTGCATCCCCTTTTGATTTACTGCCGCCCTTAGAACCTTTCCACTCCACGTCCCCGCGTTGTGGGTAAGTGTAGCATCGGCCTGAAACGGTATGGTGAAGCTAATCGGCTGGCTGTAAAACGTCCAGTTGTAAACAACCTGTGCGCCATCTTCTAACTGCACCATGCTCCCGCTTCCGTTTGCCTCGGCCCTTCCTTTGATCATATGGGTGACCGTTTGTCCGGGGGTGTAATTTCCATTATCCCAGCTTCCCTCGGCCTCCCAGGTTACAACCAATGTATGCGGATACCTTACCATACCTTAGGTGATCTTACTGTTTTTTTTGTGCTTACACCAAGTTTCTCTTCCAATGCCTCTTTTGCCTGCCTCACGGCGTTGATGTCTATGCTATAAGACAGATGGCCCTCTGATAGGTTCGCACCCGTTAAGATAACGTCATATAACGCTATGGTGGCGCGGTCTATCTTTGCAGGGCTGCCATAAGCCTCATCAACCAACAGGCCAACGTCAATCAACGCTTTCACGAAGTGATCCTCAGTGAGAACCACTCCGTGTGCGTCTGATATGTTCGCCTTTAAGGCTTCAAGATTAGTCATCAGAATGTAGTTTGATGCTCGGTGTTAGCAATGTACATCTGGTCAGCGGCTTCCAGTCCAGGGAAAGCAGCAAGCTCTCCGCGGGTAAACTCACCAAACGGCTCTGTCTGGCTCCACTTACTTACAAGTACGTTGCCCGCAACTGCATAGTCTACATTCTCAACAGGTGCAACCTGCTCGATAGCGATTGAGTTATGGATAACACCCAGGTCACCAGCAGGGACAAAAGTCACATACTTCTTGTCGGCCCAGGGGTCAATGCTTGTCAGCTTTCCGTCGCTCTCAATAGAGGCCCTTACGTTCACCAGCTCGATAACCGGAAGGTCATTAGCAGCAAGGTAAGCATTAAGGTTCCCCAGTGACGGGTTGAATGACCCGTTAGTAACGCCTACAAAGCCCTTCAACAGGTTCTGCACTTCGTCGCAAGACTGAACGATCCAGAACTTCTCCGGGGTCATGAGTACGCGGTCAAAGACAATGCCCTTATTCTTCCAGGCTTGACGCGCGGTGTGCTGGATGTCTGCGATCGGCGTTGCGGTCGAGGTGTTTGTGCTTAGCCACCTCCGGTCTGCCGATGTCGAATTGGTCAGCGTGTTACTGGCGATTTTGTTCTTTACCAAAAGATCAATCGTGCCGGGAACAACGCCATCAGGGTTGGTCGTGCTGTCAATGGTGATTTCACCTTTCGACAATGCCTGTGCGGCCATAATGTCCACACGTGACCTTACGGAGTTGGTTACATACTCCACATCCTCCCAGATCAGCTCAATAGCCCTTTGCTTCATCAGGTCATCGGTGGTCTGTGCGTTTTGCAGTGTCAGCCAGTCGCGGTACTCCTGCTCATCCATTTTCCGTTTCACCTTTATAGAAGCCACCTTGCCCGATACAAGATCAAGGTAGTTGCGGCTCCTCAGTGGGGCTTCCGAACCATGCTCCACAACGGATGCGGCTGCTTCGATGCGGCTGCGCCCGATGGCGGTGGCATAGGTAAGGTTGTTTTTGGGTGGCCCCATGCGGAAATAACGAGGGAAGAACGGCTCTTTGAGTGCGTCCATGTTTTCGTCTACCATAAATTGAAGCTCGGTAGTCCATTTGTTAAATAATGATTGTACTCTACTCATGACTTACCCTCCTTATTTAGATTCGCTGAAGTGAATAAATTCCACGTCGGCAAGGTGTCCTTCCTGATGTGGCTGAATACGATTCTTGTACACTGTTGCTCTGGCGGCTGCGGTAACTCCGGAGCCTGCCTTAAGGTAAGAATCATACCTTGTCACGGCATTGGCAACTGTTTTGATGGCGGCGGCTGCTGTGCCCCCTTCTGAGCTTTCAAACAGCACATCCCCGGCGGTGGCCGTGTCAATGGCTGTTCCTACGCTGATCTGGTCGTAATCACCAGTGGCGGTGATAGCGTCAATATTATAGGCTTTCGCATCTGCCGTAAGGGCAATGGTGTCGCCTACCTGGAAGAAGTGGGGCTTTTCGACAAGAATGTCGTCTGTGCCTCCGCCTCCTTTTGCTACTTTGGCTGTTTTAATGGGCTTGGCAGTTCGCGCGTCTTCATCCACTCTTACGAGTGAACCTTTAGGCAGCTTCATTTCCGGGAAGCCGTCAAGGGTCAGCGAAAAGCCACCAGTAAAAAGCTCAAAAACTTTCGAGAATACGACGATTCCTTCGTCCATGTATTCCCTTACAAGGTTTAAACTCATGGTTTACTCTTTTTTGGTTTGACTTTTTTTAATTTTGAACTTTTCGATGTCGTCACGAGTTTGCTTTTTATCATCAGCCCCGCCCTGTGGCCTCTTTGGCGGTTCAGTGACAAGCCCCTCTTTGATCATCTCCTGTTTGAGTGCCGAAGATTGTTCTTCTAATCTTTGAAGCACCTCATCCACCTTTTCAGGGTCATCGACCTGAACGTTGTTAAGCAGAACCTGTGGTATGCGCTTTTCTTTGGCCTTCTCTATTAGGCTGTTTCGTGCCTCACGTTGGCTCCATTTGCGCTCAAGGTCTGCGAGCTTCTGTTCGAGTTCTGATGTGTCAGTCCTTGGGGGCTTGGGNGGATCGGTCGGCTTCGNAGGCTGCTTAATCTTATCCTGCAATTCCTCGATTTGTTTTTTTAAATCCGTTGCCCGACGGTCGCCTTCTGCCTGCAAGTCCTGTACCCTGATGGGTGACTGTTCGAGTTCGCTGATAACGCCCTCAATGTCTTCTTCTTTTTCGACCTTCTCCGATAACCTGTCTGCCAGGTTCTCGATGAATTTCGTGGTTAGCTGCCCTGCGTATTTCTTTTTCAGTTCAGCGACAAGTTTTTCCTTCATAGGTTGAATGGTTTTAATTTAGACTAAATATAAACAAAGATACGGACAATTTTTGACATACACAAATTTTTGGTTTTGCCAAATTAAAACTGTTAAAAGAAATAATTTATACTTGTTCTAAATAAGGGAATGTAAAATAAAAAACCCCGGCGAGTGCCAGGGCTTAAACACGAAAATAGAAACAAACACTAATCTTTACATTGGCCCGATGTCGTCATCATCGGGACGTGAATTTAGGCTCAACCAAATAATAAATGATACGTATAACGGGGCAAGCATGATCCACCATGATACAGCCCCGGTGAAGATGTTGATGGTCATCATTTGCAATTTTTATGCAATATATAATAGTTTTCAACGCGCGGTGTGCCTTCTGCGCACAATCTTTAATTCGTTGTACATTTTCTGCATGTGTGCCGCATCGCGGAACATCCTGCCCTTCAAGTGCAATATTTTTG